AAATGTTTTTAATGAAAATAAAGAACATATCGGAGGACTATACCAATTTATCAATATTCTTAGAAAAACCTTATCAGAAAAATACTATAATAAAGTTGTTGTTTTTTGGGATGGGGTAAATGGTAATTTGGCGCGTCGTAAGATATATCCAAATTATAAAACTAATAGAAAGAAGAGTAGTAGTTATGATTCAGAGGCTTTTTTACGTCAGAAATTAAGAACACAACAATACTTAGAAGACTTATATATTAGACAATATGTTCATAAGAATACAGAAGCTGATGATCTCATAGCTGAATATTGTATAAATAAAAAAGATAAAGAGATTGTAACAATTTATACCGCAGATAGAGACCTTGTGCAATTAATTAATGAAAAAGTCAGAGTTTATCTTTTAGATAAAAAGGAATTAGTCACAGAAGATACTATTTTAGTGACAAGAGAACTAGAATACCTCCCAACGAATGTATGCTTAATTAAGATTCTTTTAGGAGACGCTTCAGATAATATATTAGGTATAAAGGGACTATCACCTAAAAGGTTAGGTGAGTTATCCCCTGAACTTAAGAGTCGAAAAGTTGATTTACAGGAGATTAAAGACATAGAATACGATGGGGATAATTGGAGAGTACGTAACGTATTGAATAATATTAAAACAGGAACAAGTAATGGAGGGGTATTTGGAGACGAACTTTATGAAATAAATAATAAGATAATAAGTTTAGAGGAACCTTTTATTAATGAGGATATTAGGAAAGATGTAAAAGATTTAATAAACTTAAATCTGGATCCTTCAGGACGAGATTACAAAAATGTAATAAAAATGATGATAGAAGATGGGTTAGTTAATATCATACCAGCTTCATACGAAGATCAGTCAGAATTTTTAATACCATTTATAACACTTAAAAATAATGAAACAAAAAATGGAAAAGACAAGAAGTAAATACACAGACAAATTTGAGTTTATATTGAGAATTAATGGGAATATAGTTTGCCAAAGATACTTTAATATTAGAGGGTATAACGATAACAGTAAAAACTCGATAGATTTAAGATGGGAATTAGGGGAGATTGTGGACACAATACAAAGTTATTTGAAACAAAAAAGCGAAGATTTTCTTTGGACAAATCACAACCCCTTCTCCAATAGAAACTCCGTAGTTAAAGATACAAAAAGAGAGGAAGAAGACTACTTTACCTTTGAAATTAGAGTAGACGGGAAGGTGATTATTATCGAGAGATTCACTGGAATGGTTTTCCCTCCCAAAATCAGATACTCAGTAAACATAAAAAGCTTGATTCCATCTATAATTTCAAAGATTCAGAGGTGTTTAAGTAAGAGAAAATACCTTAGTGTGAAGAGATATTATAACCACCAAACCACGTAGAATAATGATAAATAATATATTTATTATTAAATAAATTAATAAAATGACAGATAGAAATTTCGGATACCTCGGAGATAAATTCCAATTAAAATTACTTTCACTTTTAATTGTAGATAATAAGTTTGCGGATAATATAGTAGAATCCATAGAACCAACCTATTTTGATGATCAATATTGTAGATTATTGATGCAACTAATTAAAGAATATTATGGTAAATATGAGACGGTTCCAACGTATGATGCTCTAGATCAATTAATAAGAATAGAGGTTTCTAACGAAACCGCAAAAGATTATCTTAAAGACACAGTAAAAAAATTAAAAGAACAGGATTTTTCTGATTCAGAATTTACACAACAAACTGCTCTTAAATTTTGTAAACAACAAGAAATAAAGAAAGCCATAAGTAATAGTGAAAAGATTATGTCGACAGGTAACTTTGAAGATTATGATAAGATTGAAGAGTTATTTAGAAAGGCTTTAAGTGTAGGAAATGAGAAAGATGATGGAATAGATGTTTTTAATTCACTAGAGGAAGTTTTGGCGGATGACTTCAGACATCCAGTCCCTACAGGAATAAGTGGAATAGACAATATAACAGATGGTGGGTTATCTAAAGGAGAATTAGGTGTAGTGTTAGCGCCTTTTGGGGTTGGGAAATCAACGGTACTTACAAAATTTGCCAATACGGCATATAATTTAGGACATAATGTTGTCCAGATTATATTTGAGGACAATCCTAAGGTTATACAAAGAAAACATATTGCATGTTGGACAGGAATAGAACTTAATGATCTTTCCCAAAGGAAAGAAGAAGTACAAGAGAAATTACAAGAGTTTAAGACTGGTAGAGGTAAGTTAATTATAAAAAAGATGGCATCTGATGGAACAACAATTGCTAAAATAAAACATTATGTTAGAAAACTTATAACTAGAGGAATAAGACCAGATGTTATTATTTTAGATTACATAGATTGTGTAGTACCAGGTAGACACTTTAATGATGAGTATGCTGGAGAAGGAAATGTAATGAGAGAGTTTGAAACTCTAGTTTCAGAATTTGACATGGTAGGATGGACAGCTGTCCAAGGGAATAGAAGTTCTATAGGAGCGGATGTAGTTGAAGCCCATCAAATAGGAGGATCAATTAAGAAAGGACAAATAGGACATTTTATAATGTCGGTGGCAAAAACATTAGAACAGAAGGAAAGTGGTAGAGCTACCATTGCAGTACTAAAATCAAGATTTGGAAAAGATGGAGTTATTTTTGAAGATTGTGTGTTTGATAACGGAAAAGTTTATATAGATACAGATGATCAAGTTTCCTTCCTAGGTTTTGAAGATATTAAAAAAGAAAAGAAGGCGAATAGGGTTTTGGATGCAATACAGAAGAGAAACGAAAAGCTAAATAATAATTAAGAAAAATTTATAAGAAATGGATGTATCAAATAGAATTTTGTCGGATATTACTGTGTATATGAAGTATGCTAAGTATATACCAGAACTAAATAGAAGAGAAACGTGGGAAGAATTAGTTACTAGGAATAAGAATATGCATATTAAAGCGTATCCTCACCTAAAAGAGGAGATAGAAAATAAATATAAATTAGTTTATGACAAGAAAGTACTCCCATCTATGAGGTCAATGCAATTTGGTGGCAAACCATGTGAAATATCACCAAACAGAATTTATAACTGTGCCTACATGCCAATAGACCATATAGACTCTTTTTCGGAGTGTATGTTTCTTTTACTAGGAGGAACAGGTGTTGGGTACTCAGTTCAAAAACATCACGTCGCAAAACTACCAGTAATAAGTAAACCATACCCAAAAAGAAAACGAAGATTTTTAATTGGTGATTCAATAGAAGGATGGGCCGATTCTATAAAAGTTCTTATGAAGTCTTATATGAATGGTGGGGGATCTAGAGTAGAATTTGATTATACAGATATTAGAGCAAAAGGAGCTCGATTAATCACTTCAGGAGGAAAAGCTCCAGGACCACAACCACTAAAAGAATGTTTAGTTAAAATAGAAGGAATGTTAAATCAAAAAGAGAATGGAGAACAGTTAACAACGATAGAAACTCATGATATAGTTTGTCATATAGCGGACGCTGTACTCGCTGGTGGTATTAGAAGGGCGGCATTAATTAGTTTATTTAGTGCAGATGATGATATAATGATTGGTTGTAAAGCTGGTAACTGGTGGGAATTGAATCCACAAAGAGGTAGGTCAAATAATTCCGCAGTATTAATGAGACATAAAATTACCAAAAAGTTTTTTATGGATATATGGAAAAGAGTTGAGTTATCAGGAGCAGGAGAACCAGGGATTTATCTAAACAATGATAAAGACTGGGGAACAAATCCATGTTGTGAGATAGCTTTGAGACCTTATCAATTCTGTAATTTATGTGAGGTTAATGTTTCAAACATAGATTCACAAGATGATTTGAACGAAAGGGTTAAGACGGCCGCTTTTATTGGCACACTCCAAGCAGGATACACTTCTTTTCATTATCTAAGAGAAATTTGGCAAGAAACAACGGAGAAAGAGGCACTAATAGGAGTCTCAATGACTGGAATTGGGTCAGGTAAAGTTCTTACTTATGACATGTCCAAGGCGGCTAGTTTAGTTAAAAGAGAAAATACAAGAGTTGCTAAATTGCTTGGAATAAATCCTGCCGCTAGAACTACTACAGTAAAACCCGCAGGAACTACATCATTAA